CGTCGAGCCGGACGGCACATATACAAGCCCGGATGAGGACCCGCTGCCGCCCCTTTGCCGGTTCGGGTTCGAGGGCCGTTTTTTCTGTTATGTGTACCAGTACGGCATCACCGCCCTTGTTGATACTGAAACCGGCGAGCAGAAAATCGGCCGGTTTGACTAAACCCGCCCGGCAATAAACCCGGCAAGCCCCGCCCTGATCCGGCGGGGCTTTTTTATGCCCGGCTTGCCATATCCCAAAAAATCCCATACTTTAAACCCCGATGCCGTTGCATCGAGCCCCGGGGCGGGCAGCGCCCCAAACTATGGAGAACAAAACCATGAACAACACCGCTGAAAATCTGACCCTCGATCGCTTTTCTGATGACGCACTGGCGAAAGCCGCAAGCGAGCCGTCCGCCCTTTTGGCACTGGCAAAAGAATTGCGCGACCAGCGCGATATTAACGATCAGGCCCGGGCGTCCGCAGCCGCGAACCTGAACGACCTGCAACGCAATCAGGACAAGCTCGCCGATGCCCTGATGATCGTTTTGGGCGACCCGATCGAGGCCTTGATCGAGTCGCGCATCGAATCCGCCCTGCCGGATCGGTTCTCGGATTTGCTGATGGAAGGTTTCGACATCTACGAGCACCAGAGCGAGATCGAGCACATGATCAACGAGCAGCTCGACGAGCGCGTCGGAGAGCCGGAGAGCGAGGACGACCGGCAGGCCGCCGTCGAAGAGATCGTGAAGGACGTTTTGTCCGGCGCGTCAATTTCAATCGACATTTAACCGGCAGCAGCCGAACCAAGCCGAGCCCGTCCGGAGCGATCCGGGCGGGTTTTTCTTTACCAATAAAACAGTGAATCCGGCCCCGGCCCGTCTCCCGGGGGCTTTTCAAAACCTACCGAGCGCCGTGCAGCCAAATCTAAAAACCGGGCAAAACGGCCCGAAACCCCCGGAAACCGGGCAATTCTCGCGCAGCTCGCCGGGTTCGAGGCCGGACACCGGCCACCAGCTCGACACCAGCCCGGATTTTTTCGCCCGTTTTTGTGGTTTTTGCCGAAAAATGCCAAAAAACCGCAGAAACCGGTCCCCAAATCTGGAGCGAATTTTCAGCAAAAAATCGCGAATTGGCGGAAATCCGCCAGTTTTGCCAAAATTTTTTTAGGATCGAGGGCCGGGTCGCGCCCGCTGCCGAACGAAATCCGCCGCAGGAATCGACGGGCCGGGCATCGAGGGCCGGAAACCGAGGGCCGAGATCCGAGGGCCGGGCATCGAGGGCCGGGGTCCGGGATCCGAGCGCCCCGGATCGGACGCCGGGGGCCCCGGCCGATCGGGTCAGCTGCCCCGGCCGGTGGCTCGCAATCGCCGCGCCACGCGCCGACGCCCGCGCCGCCTGCTAGCGCTAGCAAGGGCCATGTTTTTCACAAACAATATGGTAAAAAATGATATGAATGTTTCACGTGAAACATTGCCTATTTTTTAAGCAGATGCTTAAAGCTTGTTCACTGTTAAATAATTGTGCATATTCTTGCATATGTTTTGTGCAGTTTAGGGTCCCCCGATGGATGTATCTGATCAGGAGTTAAAGCTTCAACTGCGTCTCGCGCAGATCGAAAAGAATGAAGCTTGTCAGAATGAATTTTTGCCATTTGTAAAAAATATGTGGCCCGAGTTCATTGCTGGGCGTCACCACAAAATCATTGCTGAAAAATTAGAACGTGTGGCTAGCGGCGAGCTAAAGCGCCTGATCATCAACATGGCCCCGCGACACACGAAGTCTGAGTTTGCATCCTTCTTGTTCCCGGCTTGGATGATGGGCAAGAATCCGAAGATGAAGATCATTCAGGCTACTCACACGACCGAACTTGCGGTTAACTTTGGACGTAAGACAAAGAACCTGATCGACAGTGATGAGTACAAGGAGGTGTTCCCGGATGTTAAACTTGCTGCTGACAGTAAAGCTTCTGGTCGTTGGGACACTGCTTCTGGCGGCATGTACTACGCCGTTGGGGTGGGATCCAACCTTGCCGGGCGTGGTGGCGACTTGGTAATTATCGACGACCCGCACTCAGAGCAGACCGCGATGTCTAACAGCGGGTTTGACGATGCGTGGGAGTGGTACACAGGGGGCCCCCGACAGCGTCTTCAGCCGGGCGGCAGCATAGTTTTGGTCCAGACCCGGTGGTCCGAAAAGGACATGACGGGTCAGTTGCTCCGTGCAATGGCTAAAGACCCTCTAGCTGACCAGTGGGAAGTTGTAGAGCTTCCGGCTATTTTTGATGATGGGTCGCCGTGCTGGCCTCAGTTCTGGTCGATTGAGGATCTGACCGCAGTCAAAGCGTCTATCCCGCCGAGCAAATGGAATGCTCAGTATCAGCAGAACCCGACGGGTGAAGAGAACGCGATTATCCCGCGGCAGTGGTGGCAGAAGTGGGAAAAAGACACCATACCCAACCTTGAATACGTCATTCAGTCGTATGATACGGCGTTTAGTAAGCGGGAAACTGCCGACTACTCGGCCATCACGACATGGGGTGTTTTCAGGCCGGAAGAGGTTGGGGGCCCCCCGGGACTCATACTTTTGGACAGTCAGAAGGACCGGTGGGACTTTCCAGAGCTCAAACAGGTGGCTTTGGAGCAGTATAAATACTGGGAGCCCGACACAGTAATTGTGGAAGCCAAGGCGTCTGGACTGCCTCTGACCCACGAGTTACGCAACATGGGCATACCGGTTGTTAACTTTACGCCAAGTAAGGGTAATGATAAGGTGACACGAGTCCACTCGGTTTCACCTTTGTTTGAAGCTGGAATGGTTTGGGCCCCCGACACCGTCTTTGCGGATGAGATGATTGAGGAGGTGGCGGCGTTTCCTAATGGGGAGCACGATGACTTGGTAGATAGCATGACACAGGCTTTGATGCGTTACCGCCAAGGCAATTTTGTCCAGCTTCCCAGTGACGACTGGGATGAAGAGGACGCAAACGTACAGGTTAGGGCGTATTATTGATGGCGGATTCAGTAGTAAACTTGGGGGCAGGAGCGCCAGACTTTTCTGGTATGACAATGGACGAGGCGATGTTCGGGACAAACGATCCGGTCGCTATATCCCGCGAGACACGGCCCTCGTTTGATGAATCTGGCCTTGGTTATTTCTTTCAAGACGGCGAAATGGTTCCGGCAGCGGACGAAGAGGGCTATCGCATTGAGTTGAGGAGTCCCTTCGCAACGCGGGCGTTACAGGGTCAAGAGTTTGAGCAGGGCGTGGGCCGTGCTTCGCCTTACGAGGGTTTGGCCGAACCGCTTACGGGTCAATCTACCCCGGATTTTACCTCGCGGCCCACGGATCTTCGTGGATTTAAGGGGTCTGCGGAGATGTATTTGCAGGAAGGCGGCGCGGTTGAGGAAAAGGGTATCCTGTCTGCCTTATTTAACCCACTTGATGATTTTTCTCGGCCCGGTTCCGCGGAGCAGGGTGTAGTTCGCGAGTCTGGTCGTGAGGGCAGCGAGGGCGCTGCTAGGTTTTACGCGGAGGGTTCACCGACGTTTGAGCAGGTTCTGGAGGAGCAGTACGGCTATCCTGACGTACCTCGCGGTGATTTTTACAATACGACTGAGGCCATGCGGGCGGAGCGTCCGCGGCATGACATGCCGACATATCAGGAGCTTGAGGACGCTCGGACTCATGCGTTGATGTCGGCCACCTTGGCGCAGCAGGTGGGGCCCGAGACGGCGATGAGCATGGGCAATTTGTCGGAGTTTTTTGACCGTCGGATGCCTATTTTGGGCACGGCGACGGATGCGGATGTTGTGATGGACAAGCGCAACAACGCGTTTGGGATTCAGCTTTTGAACAAGGCTGGGATAGATGCCAGTCCGCAGGAGATTGCGGCGGCGGTAGATCAGGCGGTTTTTGATCAGTTGGACCGTATTTTGGATCGGAAGCCCGGGGAGCGCAGTTTTAAGTCTCCGGAGGGCGGAATTGACGTATATTTTCCGAGGGACAGGCAGGGGTTCTTTGACATTAACCGTTATCAGACGAGGGACTGACCGCGGCCCACGGGGCTTGAGCTATGAATATGTACCGTCCTATGGTAACTTAGGGGCGAAGGAGACAGCGTATGGCACGTAAACCTATTGCTGGGATGGTAGACAACAACGTACCGTCGCAGCTAGATCCGGAAGATTTAGCGGCGGAGGTGGAGCTTGAGGCTCCGGGTTCGATGGACGACAACGTCGTGGCTTTTGAAGGCATGGCGGAGGGCATGGACATTGAGATCCAGCCGGAAGAAGACGGTGGTGTAACCATTGACTTTGAGCCGTCCGACCAACGTGGCATGAACGATGATTTTTATGCGAATCTGGCGGAGGAGATGCCGGATCGTGAGCTTGGCCGGATTGCAAGTGAGCTTTTGTCTGAGTTTGATGCCAACAAGGCTAGCAGACAGGAGTGGGAAGATGCTTATGCAAACGGTCTTGAACTGCTTGGGTTCAACTACGAGGAGAGGACCCAGCCCTTCAGAGGGGCTTCTGGGGTTACGCACCCGTTGCTTGCCGAGGCGGCTACGCAATTTCAGGCGCAGGCGTTCAATGAGTTGTTGCCAGCCAGCGGCCCCGTGCGAACTGCTATTGTGGGAAGCGAGACAAGGCCCAAGCAGGAGCAGGCCCACCGCGTAAGGCAGTTTATGAACTACTACATCACGAATGTGATGGAGGAGTACACGCCAGAACTGGACCAGATGCTGTTTTACTTGCCGTTGGCGGGTTCTACTTTCAAGAAAGTGTACTATGACGACACTTTGGGCCGTGCGGTAAGTAAGTTCATCCCTGCTGAGCACCTTGTGGTGCCGTATGAGACGACGGATCTTGAAACGAGCCCGAATATTACGCAAGTTTTGCGTATGAGCTTGAATGATTTGCGTAAAAAGCAGGTATCAGGCTTCTATTTGGACATCCCGGTCATCCCGGCACAGGAAGAAAACGACTCTGTTGCGACAGAGGTGGACCGGATTGACGGTGTTTCACCCTCTCAGATCGACTATGACTGCACCATTTTGGAGTGTCATGTTGATTTGGACCTAGAGGGGTACGAAGAACTAGATGATGACGGTGAGCCGACCGGTATTAAAGTACCATATATTGTCACAATTAGTCAGGACAACGGGCAAATTCTGTCTATCCGGCGGAATTACCGCGAAACAGATGATTTGAAGCGCAAAATACAATATTTTGTGCATTATAAGTTCCTCCCGGGCTTTGGTTTTTATGGTTTGGGGCTTATTCATACCATTGGCGGGCTGTCACGGACCGCCACAGCGGCACTGCGGCAGTTAATCGACGCTGGTACGTTGTCCAACCTCCCAGCGGGTTTCAAAGCCCGCGGACTCCGTATCAGGGATGATGATGATCCGTTGCAGCCCGGTGAGTTTCGCGATGTGGACGCTCCCGGAGGGGCTATTCGTGACAGCCTGATGCCGCTGCCCTTCAAAGGCCCGGATCAGACATTGTTCCAGTTGTTGGGCTTTGTCGTGAACGCGGGTCAGCGTTTTGCTACGATTACAGACATGAAAGTCGGGGACGGCAACCAGCAGGCTGCTGTCGGTACGACTCTTGCGCTTTTGGAGCAGGGCTCTCGTGTGATGAGCGCGGTCCATAAGCGCCTGCATTATGCCATGCGTCTTGAGTTCAGGATGTTGGCGCGTGTGATGTCGGAGAGTTTGCCGCCGGAATATCCGTATTCGGTAGAGGGCGCGGATGCCACGGTCAAGGCGAAGGACTTTGACGACCGCGTAGATGTTGTACCGGTTTCAGATCCGAACGTATTCAGCCAAGCTCAGCGCATTGCTTTGGCGCAGACCAAGTTGCAGTTGGCCGGTGCGGCCCCTGAGATGCACAACATGTACGAAGTGTATCGGGACATGTATGACGCTTTGGGTGTAAAGGATGTTGACCGGATCATGCGTAGGATCCCGGACGACGAGCCGACGCCCAAGGACCCTGCACAAGAGAACATTGACTCAATGGACATGATTCCATTGCAGGCGTTCGAGGGTCAGGAGCATGAGGCGCACATCATGGCTCACATGGTGTTTGGTTCCACGCCGATGGTTGCGGGGATGCCCGGTATTGCTATGGCTCTTCAGAAGCACATCATGGAGCACGTAAAGATTGCTGCGCGGGAACAGGCGGCGGTTGCGTTTATTCAGAGCCGACAAGCGGCGGGCGGAGAAGCGGCGACCGAGGAGGAAATGCTGCAAATTGAGGGCCTGACTGCACAATTTATTGCCGAGGGTATGCAGCGGCTCAAGCAGTTGTCTCAGCAGGTATCGGGTGAAGGGCCAGATCCGCTGGTACAACTCAAGCAGCAGGAGCTTCAAATCAGAGCACAGGCGGAGCAGGCGGACGCACAGAATGAGGCCGCTAAGCTCAACTTGGATGCTCAGAACCAGCAGACTCGGGCAGACCAGTTCCAGCAGCGGCTGGCTAGCCAAGAGCGGCAGACGCAGGCTCGTATCAATGCTGCGATGGAACGTGAATTTATCAAACAGCGAGGTGACTAAAATGGGTGTAGTAAAGATTGTGACTAACAAGCCGGGCCCGGGGCCAAAGCCTACTGAGTACGCTCAGATTGATAAGCAGGGCCGAATCCCGTATGGCAAGACCGCAGACGTAAAGGTCCCAATGACTATGGGTCGTGCAACGGCTCGTGGCATGGGCGCTGCTGTAAAAGGCGGCGGCTACAATAGCTGTAGCTGATGCCGTTATCTAGGGGATCAAGTCAGGCCACCATCAGCAAGAATATTAAGAAGCTGATGGACGAGGGCTATAAACAGAAGCAGGCGATTGCCATTGCTTTGTCTGAGGCGGGAAAGACAAAGAAAAAAAGGAAGCGTAAAGCATGATTGGGGGCAGGAGGTATGGATCCAGTAACGGCGATGGCCACGGCGTCAGCCGCTTTCACAACTATTAAAAAAGGGTTTGCTGTCGGGCGCGACGTTGAGTCGATGATGTCCGATATTGGTCGTTGGATGGGTGCCCTTTCAGACCTCGACCAAGCAGAGCGCGAAGCCAAAAATCCCCCTGTTTTCAAGAAGTTATTTGCAGGCAAGACCGTCGAGCAAGAAGCGATGGAGGTTTTTGCGGCTAAACGCAAGGCCCAAGCCCAGCGCGACGAGCTAAAACAGTGGATTAGTCTGACTTTGGGTCAATCGGCGTGGAATGACCTTGTCGCCACTGAGGGCAAAATTCGTAAGCAGCGGCAGGAGACGTTGTATCGGCAGCGTGAGAAGCGGCGCAAGTTCATAGAGATCATTGCTTGGGTTGTGCTGGTTAGCATTGGCGCGACGGTTCTGACTCTATTTGTAATTTTGCTAAAGGCGCACACGGCGCAGGCTGCGGAGCAGATGACCATTTGCCGTAAGGTGAAATGTGAGAAACTGGAAGACCGTCAGATGGTTTGCATCTTCCGTGGGCAGAACAACACCATTGAGTCCCAGTTTTTTGGGTATGGGGAGTTTATACCGCAAGAATACCAGTGCAAGTATGATCCCAAAGCTCGAAAGGACATCACAGTTCAGGAGACTTTGAAGGCCATACGGGAGAGCCAGAAATGAGTCCAAAGAAGTTTCAGAAAGACACGACCTACGCGAAATATGATTTGGACGGGGATGGGGAGATCACCGACGACGAACTGGCTCATGCCAAGGAGATTCGTCAGGCGGAGCATGAGTTACGTAAGCTACGAGCTCAGCGGCGCATGGCGACGGCCTGTTTGGTGGCTATGGGCGCGTTTACCACTGCCATGTTTTTCGTAGAGATAGAGCGCGTAGAG